GTCGTCGGTTCCGAGATCGGAGAAGAGCATAACGTGGTAGTGGGGGCGCCCGAATTGGTCGCCGTATTCGCCGCAAGCGAAGTATTTGATTTTTTCACGGCCATAATAAGAGTTCCTCGCCCGAAGGTCTTTAAAGAAGGTCGAAAGATGGCCCGGTTTTAGGGACAAATCAAGGGGTAATTTTGAGTCCTCGTAAGTAAGTGTGAGGAAGATAGAGCGTTCATGGAACGCGGTTTCGTGCATAAGACGAGTCGCCCATTGGCGCGAGCGCTCAAGGCGACAGCCGATGCACTGACGGCAGGGAAGTAGCATGCAATCAGGTCTAGCCACCTGATAGCGGATTTTTGGGTTGCGGGCCTTCCCGATGAAGCGTAGAGCGATCTTGCCAGACTTGGTCTGGCCAGAGGGGAGAGCCGCTTGAAGATCGAAACAGGGCATTGTTTCTCTCCGAGCGAAGAATGAGCGGAGGGGGGCGAAGCCCCCCTCTTTTTTTTGCTCGTTTTTTTAGAGTCGAATGCCGCCCCGCATTGGACGGGCGGAATTCTTAGAGTGAGTTTTAGCCCCTCGACGAAAGTTACGTCGGGAGGCTTTTTTTGACAGTTTTTGTCTGCTTTTCATGAGTTTCTCCTCTGGAGAGTTTCATTTGACGCAGCAAGTTCTGTCAATGGTGACAGTTACAACAAGGGGTGGGCTGTCACGTTCCTGAGTTAATCACTCAGGGGATGGCGTCGAAGACGCCTTTTTTTTGGCCGGCTCCGTACCGGCCGTTGCGGCCTGCCCGGCCGCTGGAGCAGCGGGAACCGCTGGCTGGGGGGTAGAGTCCTCCCGGGCAAGTTTATAGCGCTGGAGCTGATCCTTGGTGATCCTATCGATGTTGGCGGGGTCGTTCTTGAGCTCAAGACGAAGTTGAGCGGGGAGCGTCATAAACGCATCCTCGGCACGACGGATAATGTTATAGGCCTCGGCGATGTCCGGGAGATTGGACGTATCAGTATAACGCGGAATACCGCGATTGGTGTACTTAGGAGCAATGCCCCGCATTGCATTTTTGACGATGCGATTGATATCGCATTCGTCTTTGAATTGTTGCTGGGTGAGAGATTTTTCAGGGGCGTCGGGAAGGATAGAAACGACTCGCATGCGGTCGTTACGGTTACGAATTTTGGGCGGAGTAGAACGAGTGGAGTTTTTCATCGAGAAACCTTGACGCCTTTCTTGCCGGCCTTTTCAAGGGCGCGGCGTTCAGCCGGAGAACCGGCTTTGATGGTTGAGGGACGAAGATATTTAGAGACGTTGAGAGCGGAAGTAGCTGCATCGATACCGTTGGTAATGGTGTCGATGGTTTTATCGAGCTTTTGGAAATCACGGCGGACATCAGAGCCCGCCTTTTGAGAACGAAGATCGTAAGCCTCGAAGTCAGCAGCAGTACGAGAGCGGTTGGCCTCATGACGGGACCTTTGAGATTCGTGCTGAGCACGAACAGAGTCCCACATGGCCGAACCAGATTCAGATTGAGCGCGGCTAATATCGTAATCAAGAGTGGCCTCAGTGCGAGCATTAGAAGCGCGACGGCCACGAATGTCCTCAGAGATCACTTTATTAGTCTCAAGGGTGTTGGCTGTTTCAGCGAGAGTTTTAGCGACAGAGGCGTTTTTAATATCGAGATCGGCATCGAGGTTGGCCATAGCCATACCAGTATTTAAGCCGTCTCGAAGAGCATCGCCGACGAAAGACATGGAAGGAGCTTGCATGGTAGCGGAAGCACCGCCAGGTGCAGAAGCACCAGACCCAGAGACGCCAAGAATACGATTGAGGCCGGCGGCCTCGAGGTCTTTGGCTTCACGCTGGTGGGCGGTATTAGACATGCGTTCCTGGAAGGCCATTTGCTCACGAGCAATGGCAAGGTTCGCGGCGTTGGTTTGTTGTTGGGCTTTATAATTCAAATTGCCTGAATAAAGGGTACCGGCTTGAGAACCGATACCAAGAGCAGCAGTAGCAAGTGGGTCCATTTAAATCTCCCAAGGGTAATCAGCAGACATGGTGTTCCAGTCCTTGTAGCCAAATTTACGAGCGTAAAATTCGTAAACTTGGGAAAGACTTTCCCAACAGTTGCCGTTGAGAAAGTCCTCCTTGACCAATTGTTTAAATTGAGAGCGGGTCATAGACGAGAAAGTCCCGGGACAGAGTAGGTAGGCATCGGACGGGCGTGTTTCATCTTCGTAAAGGTGTCGAGGATGAATTGAGGTTCGGCCGGGACCGCGATGATGCGGTCGATCGGCGGATCTTCGGTAACGATGCCGGCGAGTGTAGGAAGAGTCTCGAAATCAAGAGCAAGGTGCCAAGAATCGAGAGTAGCAGTAGCATTAGAGCGGAATTTGCCAGTGACCATAGACGGTTGATAACGGTATTCAGCGAAACGCTCCTGATAGCCGAACACGTTGTTGTCGGCAGAAGTACCCTGCATAAAGATTTCTTTATTCAGGATGGGTTGTTCGCCGAGGTGGGCGAGGGTTGGCCAGTAATAGTCGAAGCGGGTGCGACGGGACCACATGCGATTGAGTCCCTGCTGATACGTGGTCTCGGCCCGAACAGATACAATTCCAATGACGAATCCATGTTCAACAAAGGAATGGTGGAAACCGTGACGGCCTCGGGCGGTGGCAAATGCGGCCAGGTTACCTTGAGGGGTTTCAGCGGACGTTTCCGAGGTTTGGGCAATCGGATTGACGTTGACCATGGTAGATCCGCCTCCGAGATATTCGGGACGTTGAAGTCGCGCATCTGGAGAGACGACACCGAAGTGGGCCAAGAGAATTTCGATGTATCGAGTACCGCCACGGGCGTCGAGCTCGAACATCTGTTGAATGGTGATGGCCTCGCGCATTTCATTGATAGTTGCGGCGGCCGCTTCAGAGAGGTCAGCGAAGATGGCAGGATAATTAGCAGTGCCTTCTTGAACCCAGAAAGTATTATTAGCGACGCTGTCGCCAATTTCAGCAGCAGAAGCATAAGTAACATCCTCGCCACGAGAATCGTGACCGGTAACATTGGCTTGAGGCCAGGTTTTGTTGTCCTTGGCAATACCAATAACGGGAGCAGTAGAGCCAAGAGGAAGAAGGACCGAAGGGCCTTTTTGAGGCCAGGGAAGGGCGGACGTGAAGTAGTCTTTACGGCGTCCGCGTCGTTGAAGCGTGTAGGCGACGGTGTCAGGACCATCGCCTTTTTCTACAGTAAGAGAATTTTGAAGGTTTTCGTCGCGATACCACTCATTCCAAATGAGATTGTAGGCGCGAAACGGAAGAGCCATGGGCATGTCAGCCTGAGGAATGGAAGTAATTTTGGTAGGGATGCCGGCGTAATCATAAATAGAGCCTTCGGCAAAGCCGGCGGCGTGAGTAGCGTCATCCAATTGTGGAACGAGGTAATCGGTAGAGTCGCCCGGATCCTCCTGGGCGCCGTTGAATTCTTCCCAGTTGTTCCAAACCAAACGGTTAGGAACAAAGAAGAAGTGCGTATCCATATAGACGTTGTCCATATAGGGGAAAATGGGGGTAGCGAGACGCGCGAGAAGATTCGCGCTGAGAGTGAGAGTGTCAGAAGGGAGAATTTCCTGAATAAGGAAAGGGATCAGATAACCAGAATCAAAAGTGGTCTTGTGGGTGTGGTCGCGTTTAAACACGGACCGTTGAATATTAGAACGAGGAATGGAAGCGAAACGAGATTGGGTAGAAGAGCCAGCAGAGTTGCCTTTAGACATGAGTTCTCCGAATAGAAACCCCCCGGAGTGTGGCTCCGGGGGGTAATGGGTTAGAGGGTTTCGTGGCGTTTTTTCATTTCAGCTGCAGAAGCAAGAGATTCAGGATGAGTAAGAGAAGCGATTTCGCCGGTATCGGGATTAAACTCGGCGAGCTTATAAAGAACGTAATCGTCAGGGAATTTAGAGACAAGAGAATTTCCCTCGTTGGAGACAAGCTCCCAAGAGCGCATGACATCAGCAAGCGAGCGGGAAAATTGGGGTTGAAGAAAGTGATCAGACTTAAGGTCTTTAACGGCAGTAACAATCATATTCATAGATCAGAGCCTCGAATGAGCGTCTTTTCCGTGACAAGTTTACGAACTTCACCTTCCCGGTGACGTCGTTCGATGTGTGAAAGCCACTCATCGGAATTCATTTCTTCTTGTGCGTCCTTGCGTGCTGTTTTGACGCGATTGAAGAGTTGGGGATCGACCTTCTCGAGGAGACGGTCGTAGTACGGGGGCGGGATGAAAGCTCCGCGGCCAGGGAGGACGACGTGATCGGATGGGTAAATGTCTTTGCCCCATTGTTCGAAATGAGATCTTCCAAGTCCATTTGAACTGCGCTGGAATTCAGGCAGGCGATCTCCATAATGAGCTTTCGCAAGTGGCCCCGAAATTTTTTTAAGGACGTATCGGGCCACATAAGCAGCGGTTTCGAAGCTCGCTTCGGAGAACCGGTGTAATCCATGGGGCCAAGTAGCTCAGAAGTCAGGATGAGAGAATTGACGATCTCCTGAACGAGAAGGTTCTTCTTCAGTTGCTTCAGGGTCGTCGGTTCCGAGGTCGGAGAAGAGCATGACATGGTAGTGCGCTCGCTGGTTTTGATCGCCGTATTCGCCGCAGGCGAAATACTTGCTTTTGGCTTTGCCATAATAGTGGTGCCTCGCTCGTAGGTCTTTAAAGAAGGTCTGAAGATGGACCGGAATTAGGCTCCGGTCAAGGTATTTTTTTGGGTCATAAGTCAAGGTCAGAAAGATGGACCTCTTATGAAAGGCCGTTTCGTGCATGAGCCTGGTCGCCCACTGACGTGAGCGCTCCAGGCGACAGCCGATGCACTGGCGGCAGGGGAGGAGAAGGCAGTCAGATCTGGCGACCTGGTAGCGGATTTTCGGATTGCGCGCTTTGCCGACAAAGCGTAATGCAGTTTTTCCGTTCTTCGTCTGGCCGCTTGGCAGCGCGGCCATGAGATCGAAGCAGGGCATGTTTTGTCCTTTCGGTGTCCAAAAACCTCCTGGGTGGTTCTGCGAACCCAGGAGGTTTTTATGGACAGCCTACAGAATAGTTTTTTCTTCCCCGTCTTCGTTTTCTCCGGCATCTGCACCGAATGCAGCGTGCCGTACGAACGCGGGGAAATGTTCTGGCGCGACTGCTATGACGTCGAGGCAGAAGAGGGCAGTTGGGAATTTTAATCCAACAGCCGCGCCAGGCTCCGCCCTGGCACGGCTGTTCGAATTTTTTTTAAAGGCGAATGCCGCCCCGCATCGGGCGGGCGCCATTCTTTTTGTGGGTTTTTGCTCCACGGCGGAAGTTCCGCCGGGAGGCTTTTCTTGACA